GCATCAATTGTTGTATCTCATCTCTAAATTCTACCTCTAATTGCTCTTGTGCCATCAAAGAAATGTGTTCAAAAATGTTTTTTTCGAGTGCACCCATCACAACTGGACTATTTCTAGCAATATTTGTTGCCATAAAGTTTAAATGAGTCGTAATATGCGCTTGATGGTCCTGTCCTTTAAAAGCTTGGAATGGTTTGCCTGACATTGCAAGAATATTTTCGGTTGCAGGGTCCATTGGTTGAGGTTGTTGTGGTGGTGGCAAAATTTTATCGATATTTTTTACACCAATCGCAGTGTACATTGCATGAAACGCTTCATACAAATTGTGCATTTGCGGATTTGACATCGCAAGTTGTAATTCTGTTTGTGCTAAACTAATTCTTTGTGATTGAGAAAAAATATTTGGGTCTGCAACAGGTATAATATCAACTTTGTCATCAAAATCTGCAACTTTAATATTTCTTTGACCACCTACTACATCATAGGGATACTCTTGAGGCAGGTAAGTTTTAAAAACTCCAGCTAATAATTTAAATTCGCTCTTCATCGCCACATACAATCTTTTGTGTATGGCTGACATGACTCTGGAACCACGTTCTAAGAGAGCAATGGTCGTACCAACAGCTGCTTGTTGGTTGCCGTCTCCGACCTGCATGTCAGCGATGGCGGCAAATCGTTGCCCTGCACTTACCACAATACCCATCAACTGTAATAAAGTTGGTGACGGTTCTTTAAATGGTAATGGCATAAATGCATCTTTGATACTTCCTCCAGGTGCATCTACATCTCTGAATTCTCCAGGTTGAATTGCTTGTGCTTCATCTCTAACTCTGATTCCACGTTGTTTAAATCCTGCTGGTAAATTACTTAAAGTTCCTGCGTCTAGTAGTTGACGTAAAGCAGTAGTTGCCGTTCGTGACAAACCACCGATCATATGTATTAATCCAAAACCATAAAAACCCATTCCAGGTAAAAATTTAAAATGTACAAAATAATCTATTTTAGATTTTGTTGGATCTTCTGCTTGGAAGTTTCTTCTTATTGATAATATTTCTCTGCTACCCATTTCAAGAGTTACAATGTATGGAAGTTTAATTCCTGTCGGTTCTCCTGCTGAGTCTTTATCTTCAAAACCTTCTAAATCTAAGTCAGTATGTATTTCTAAAATTGTAAATACATCTTCATCTCTAGTTTTCTTTACACCTTCCAATTCTCTTTCTTTTTTTTCTACTTCTGTTTCTTCATTGTACCCTGGTGTTAATTCTATGTCTTTGTAAAAACCTGAAACTTGTTTTTTTCTAACTTCGTTTTCAGACATTTTAATCATGTGAATAACAGACTCTGCATCTTCTAAAGAAGTTGCAGTGTAGGGTACTACTAAATCATCAGCCGGTACAAATTTAGACACGGCTCTGCCAAGTAGTTCATCGTAATAAACTTTCTTGAACGCAGAGCCGGCAAGAGGGAGATAAAAAAGCATTTGATCGAACTCGGGTTCATACTCCTTCATCACATCCATGAGCTGATAGTTCATGAATTCTTTAACTCTGTTTGATTGATCTTCTCTGGCTCTATCTGCTAGTCCAACTATTCTAGTATGCACTGGACCATTAGCCGGTAATAATTCTTTGTAAGCTTGTGCTTGAAATTGTGTTACTGCTTCTGCAAGAACAGGATGCGTTGCACCACTTGCTCCTTGAAAAGGCTGAGTTGGATTTTCATATTTAAATCCTAAAAGATCTAAACCTTTTGTATAACTATCTTCCCAATCTTTTCTAGAAGATTTATATTGATTGTAGTTTGCTGCAAGTTCAGAACCTAAACTACCTAAAACATTGTCTGGTAAAAGTTCTGCTAAGTTATCAAAATGAGATTCACCACCACCTGCATTAACTGCTTCTGGATCAAAATTAATTGTTGCACTACCGTCTTCTTCTTGAGTTACTTGTATATCATCTGGTCCAACTTGCTCTTCAATATTTTCTTGTTGAGCCTCAACAATTTCGTCTTCTCCAGGTACTTTAATTTCAGTCTCTACGTTTGGTAGGGCTTTGTCTATATCTGCCATTTATATTCTCCGAGTTCGTTATTGTTGTAACCTGTTTTGTGGGAACATTCAACCCCTGTGAGTCAGGCCCTTTTAAAGGTGGAATTTCTTTCCATTTAACGTGTTGCATATTTACCACAAGAGTTTTATTCTTCACTAAACATACCTCTCTTATTCCTGTAATCATCAAAAGTTTCATAACCACTAATACCCAGTGATAATGCTAGACCGGGTAAACCAAATCTACGTGATACAGTTTTTAATACACTTGGACTAATTCCAAGTCTCATAGTTTTTGCAATCGCAGGACTTAATCCTTTTGTTGCAAATTCAGTTGCAGGACCTGCAAATGCTGCACCCATATAATTAAATGGGTTAGTTGCAATGTCGGTTAATGAATCTCCTTGTTGTATTTGACCTGCAATAAACAAAGGCTCAGTTGCAAGTAACCCTGCAGGAGTTCCAAGAGTTGCTAATCCTCTTCCTAAAGTTTTTAATGCAGTCTTTGTAATTCCAGATGGTTCTTTTCCAAATCTTTTAGATGTTGCAGCTTTAATTGTAGAAGGTGCAACGGCTGCCGTACCTGCTACAGCTGCACCGCCTAATGCTGGTAATTGATAATCTAATATTGCAGGACTCTCTTCTGGTGTATCATCTAATTTTCCTGTTACCATATCGATTAATAAATTTTTTTGTTGATTCTCATTTGATAAATAAGTTGATGGATCGTCGTTCATAAATTTTTTAACAAGACCCGCGGCTAATGCACCACCTGCTGCAATCGCTCCATACTTACCAGCTCCTTTTACAAAGGGACGTTCTAAAAATTTTGTTGCTGCAGTTTTTAAAGTGTTGGGAGCTGTGTCTATTTTTTCAATCTGTCGTGTGACTGTTAGAGGATCATTATCAAATGCAAACTCCATTTGTCTTGCACAATTACTTCCGGCAGCGTAACCAATTCTTCCACCTTCAGCTCTAAATATTTGACACACACCGCCTTCATTAGTTCTGGCAGCTTTTAATAATTTGTTTTTAAAAAATAAATCTAAGGTTTTATTTTCAGGAATATCTAGTTTTAATTTATCAAGAGAATATCTTTTATCTCTGATTCCTACAGTTTTTTGATCTAGACTAGAAAAATATGCATTAGAGTGCGCAGCATTTTTAGTGTATTGTTTTATAGAACCCTCATCAGTGAGTAAGTCTAATGTTGGAGTCTTGTCTATAAGACCAACCTTTTGACCAAATTTAAAATCTATATCATCTAAATAACCTTTACCTTTAACCTTAGTTCTATCATTAAAATCTTTTCTAAGATCTTCTATTTCAGATCTCAAAGACTTTTTTATATCTACATCTGTTTCATTATTATATTGGTAAACTAATTTTATTAATGGCGTATCGAACTGAGTATTTTTAAATTGATTAAAAGCTTGGGGAACATATTGGGCTTTTAACATAAAATTTTTAGGATAAAAACTTCCTGTGTTTATTAAAGCTTGAGGTGTAGAATGTTCTAACACCATGGCACTTCCTTTTGTAAGATTAGGAAACTCTGTTTTTAATTTTTTAAATACAGTCATTCTATTTCGTTGAATAGTTTTAAGTGCAGAATCTAATCTAGCTCTTTCCGCATTTGGTATGTCTGTTTCTAATTTATCAATAATATCTTGCTCTAGTGTTCTAAACTGAAACGCTTCGTATAATTTTTTATTAAAATCAAAACCCTTGTTTTGTAAATATTTACCTGCAGCAGAATCTGATCTAATTTTGTTTCTACCTAAAAAATTAGATGTTGCTTTTACTAACGCTTTATTCTCTTTTAATAATTCTTTCCTATCAACATCTGTTAGATAAAATTTAGATGCCATCTCATTTATATTTACAAAATTAGGATTGTTTTCTAAAAGTTTAACGGCCATCAAAGATTTAATTTGTTCAGGGTGCCTTGGAAAATTACCTGTCATCTTAAATCCTTCGGTTATTTCATAATTTCTTGGTAGTTGAAACTTACGTCCTTTTAAAAATTCGTAAGTCTGGTCTGCTGTTTTAGAAAATCCTTCTGGAACGCTAGTGTATTTTTTATCTTTTGTAAAAAACTTTACGGCATCATCATATAATTTAGATGGACCATTACTGACTTTATATTTTGGGTCTTTTGAATTTTTATCAATAAATCCTAATAAATCTTGAGAGTAACCTTTTTTAACTTCTATAAAGTCTGTCATTTTTTGTGACCCTGCTTTAGCTGCGTCGGCTCTACTTAAAGGAGCAATAACAAAAGGTTTTCGTTTATTATATGCAGCTGCTAAATCTTTTAAACCTTGTTCGGTTCTACGAAAAAATTGTGTTTTTTTACCTTTGTAATCTGGAGATATGTTTGATGGTTGTCCAAACTGTAGTCTAAAATACTCAACTCCATTTTCAACAATAGGATAAATCCCTAATCCAGGAATTTTATTTTTTATATATTTATAGGGGTCCATTAGACCTCCAGGATCTTAGCTAGGCCACCACTTTTAAAATCAATAGGTTTACCTAATCTCATTAGTATTTCTCTAACGCCGTCTGGATAGTCGTCTGGGTTTTTTAAAACTTGATTTAACATTTTAAAATATTCTGTTTTTTCTTTACCAACTAAAGATTTGTCTGTTGCTAAACTTTTAAATAAATCTGTTATGTCTTCTGCTTCGATACCGTATTTACGAATAGCTTGATAACCTGCTTTACCGAGTCTTCCTATACCACCTGCAAAAAATCCTGCACGTCCACCATCAGCCATTTCTTCAATAAACCTTGCTGTTAGTCTATCGAATCTTGGATCAGTTGGACGTAGACCATTCGCATCTACGACATTGTTTAAAACTCTTTGTGTAAAAATTACAATTTCTTCGGAGCTTGCACCAGATGGTAATGCTTCTAAAATTTTTGGACCAAAATATTTATTAACTAATGCTAAAGGGTCTCCAGCAATTCCACCGCCACCTTCTGTAATATATTTAACATCAATCTCCTCTATAATATCTGAAAGGTTTGTTTGATTAGGATTTTCTTTTTTTAAAGCCTCTACTAAAAATTCTCTAGCTGTTCCACGTTTAGCAGGACTGCCACCTTTGTTAGTCATAACTGTTCTGTATTGTGCAGCAAGTTCTGGATCAGATTTTGCAAGCTCCTTAATTGTTCTTGCAAATCCTTCAAAGCCTTGTTCAACCGGTGCTGCAATATCTTCTGGTCCGCCACGTGAACCTGGAGGTGGTAGATCATCTGTTATTCTAGGTGGTAAATCTTGTATGTCTTCTATATTACGCTCAGGTACATCTATGTTTTTTAATTTTTTTAATTGAGCTGCTTCTTCTGGAGCAACATAACCATAGTCATCTGCCATAAGTCTAAGTGATGCTAAACCTTCTTGATCTAGGTTCCTGGTCCCTGTTGCCATATCCGTGATGTTTGCTGGGGGTGCTGGTGGATTATAAAACTCATCCATCTTCATCATGTTAGTTAAAAGTTTGTTAGCTTGTACGTCGTTTAATTTTTCAGCTGTTGCAAACCCAACCGAACTTTTTAATTCTTGTAATGCTTTGCTTTTAGATATTGCACCTAATGCCTCTATGTTTAAATCCATGTCTAGGAAAGGCTCTGAGGACTTACCGGTTCCCATAAAATTGACATTGGACCGGGTACCAAGGACATCGGACAAGTTTCCACCCAATTTAGAATAGAGTTTAATGATTGCGTCGATAGTTTGTTTTTTAGCCATAATACTTTACGTGTCCTCTTACAATAGGCTCGTCTTGATAGTCTTCAGGATGTCGAACCAAACCACCCTGTCTAATTCTCATAATGGCCTGTGTCGTACTATCGACATAGTCATCATATTCTCCAAATGGAAAAGCTGCACATTCTTCTACAACTTCCTGTGCAAAATGCTCATGCATAGGAGCCCATATTTTTCCACTCTCAAAGAGCGGAGCTACGGAGTTTAATCTTGTATGTTTATCATTTCCTTTTGAGGGTGTAAAGTTAATAACCGGAATATCCATCTGTCTTAATTCATGGGTCAGAGGTAGTCCAGAAGCTTTTGCTTCCACAATTACCATATCAGGATTCCAGTCTCGATACTCTTCTAATGCTACACGCCGAAGTTCTGGAAAATCATACCGGTCTTTAAATGCATTAAGCAGTATTATATTTTGCCCTGATTCCTCAGTCGTGAATACTCCCCACGTGGTTATGGCACTAAAGTCAGATGTGGTTTTTTTAGTAAATGCAGTATCGTAAGATTGTACAATATAATCTAATGGTGGTGGATACTTGTTCGTCCAGTCACGCCACCAATCTCTTTTGAGGATTGCACCTTCTTCAGAAGTCGGGTTCTGCATATATTGGGCCAACCAATTGCTGACTGGAATAGATGCTTTAGTTTTAAGTAATTCTTCACTGGTCCAAAATTCTGGCCACACAGGTTTTCCTGTTGGTAGGATTGCTGGTAGTTCCACAACTTCCCATTGATCACTGCCTTCCTCACTTTGTGCTTTTAATAATTGACCGGTTACATCTTTAGTTGACCACCTGGTCATTACAATAACGATAGCACCACCAGGCTGTAAACGCTGACGTGGACCAGCTGTGTACCAGTTCATTGCTTTCTCAAAAGCTTTACCATCTGCGCGAACATCTTGTTCTTTGTGCGGGTCATCAATAATTAATAGATCAGCACCACGACCTGTGATTGCTCCACCAACACCAGCTGCAAAGTATTCTCCACCTTGATCAGTTTTCCATTTCCCTGCTGCCTGACTATCTTCTTGAAGTCTAGTTGTAAAAAGTTCTTTGTACTTTTCTTCATCAACTAAATTTTTAGTCTTACGACCAAAGTCAATAGCAAGGTCTGCTGTGTGTGTTGCTTGAATAATTTTTAATTTTGGATTCTTACCAATCATCCATGCCGGGAGTAAGTATGAGGCAAACTCCGACTTTGTGTGTCTTGGCGGCATGTTTATGATTAGACGTTTAATTTTCCCATTAGCGAGATCATTAAATTTTTTATTAATAATTTTATGATGGGACCCCTCTATAAACTCAGGCCACACATACTTAACAAAACTTAAAAAATTTTTTGTAATATTTGGACGGGCTTCGTCCAATGCTACACTACGTTCAAGTTCAATTAGATTAGTAGCTTCTTCCTGGGTCAGACCCTCATATTTTTTTTCTAAAATTTTTTCGTTTGGCATATCTACAATATGTTTTCAAAACTTATACCATAATCGTCTAAATCTTCAACTTTAGTCATGACTTAGGATCCCTTTTGTATTTAAGGGGGGTTGCCTTTTTGTTTTGCGATTTAGAATGTCGATTGGCCTGGTACCTCTTTGGGGTGGGCCCACCCAGTATTTTCAAGCAAAATTTTCTTGACACACTATATATGGTGTATGCAGAAATGACATATGTCGTTCTTGCATACCCTCTAGGATATTATGGGTTATGAGATTAGCCTCACCTCATAACCCAAGTAGGAATTAGTTAGAATGGCATTTCATCTTGTACCAAGTCTTTCCAATTCTTTTCTTCTTTCACTTCATCTGTAAGTACCAATGGCTCTTGGACTTCACTAAATGAAACTTCTTGCAAGTGATAAGAATATCTTTCCTTGTCCTCGATCAATGTATCAAGTGCTAACAACTTTTTTACTGCAGTTGTTAGATCATACATTTTGTTTTTATGTATATGATAAGTATAGCTTTCCATAAATTTTTCTTTTTCAATTATAAAAAACTTTTTATCTTTTATTTCTTTACTCATATTATAACCTCACTTTCCAAGAGTCAGACGCAGTTCTATATCCATCTGCGTCAACATCAAAATAAGTCATTAACATACGACCACCTTTTGATATCCAATATCTGCATTTATCTGTCCACAAAGCATTTCTTGTAATATGCTTTTTATCACTCGCAGAATAATAAGTGATTTGGAATGGTTTATCTTTTATCATTTGTCCTACTTTCTATAACCTTTTTGGCTATGGGATTAATTTATATTAATCCCATAATTAAATCAACAAATTAATTTAGGTTATCCACATTTTTTTGTTGTTGTTGCATATATGCAACACGTTCAGCAATCTTTTGCTCTCTAGTTTTTTCAGTATTTTTCATACCTTTTATTCTTTCAGCTAGATTTTTTGGATTGTAAATAACTAGCCCTGTACTATT